AACTTTCAGATAGAATTTTAAATTGGAAAAATAATAAAAAACCAATTAACGAAACTATTGATAAAATTAATAAATCGCTAACAGATAATGAAGATAAATTTGATGATTTAATAAAATCTGAATTAACAGATATGGAAGGGCCAAAATGGTTTGGTACTGTTGCTGGAAAATTTGTATTAGATGAAGTTTTAAGTAAAGTAGGATTAGGAAATATAATTGAAACAAGAGGTGAAAAAGAACAAAAACTAGGAGTTGATATTATATCACCTAGCAATGTTAATATTTTACCAAGACCATTTGTTAATTACTCATATAACCCAGAAGTAATAGCAAAAGTTAAAGAACTAACAAAACAAAATTTTGCTAATCTAAATCCAACTTCTACTAATTTAGATATTACACATGAAGATAATAAAAAATTTTTTGATATAGCTTTAAGAAAAACTATTAAACAATTAAAACAACAAAAATATGGATTTACCAAACATGGTGCAAATTATAATTTAGATAATAAAGTTTCCTATGAAAAAAATGCTTTTGAATTACATCATCCAGATATTAGTCTTAAAGAAATACAATTAGAAACACTTGCTAATGTTAATGCCTGGGCATCTAGTATTGATAAAAAAGAATTACCTCAATATTTAGGAAGTAATTTAAATGGAAATCCATATTCATTAAAAGATATTAGAGATCATATTTTAACTAATGATAATGCTATTATTTTAAGACCAGTACGAGGAACTAAAGATGATTTGGGAAGACCAAGATTTTCATTAGCTATTAAAAATCCAAATGGTGAAATAATACAAATCTCTAAAGAAAATGAATATTTTTCTGCCTCAGATAGTTGGAGCAGAATACCAAATACAAATCTTCCAGCTACTATGGACAACATTAAAATATTTGCTGCTAAAGAAGCATTAAATAATTTTAAAGAAAAATATTCTCATTTAATTAATAAAGATAATGAAAAATTAATATCTAAAGCTTTTTATGGATGGGAAAAGTTTAGGATATCAGCAGCTAATTTTTCTTTAGATATATCTGGAATACCATTTAAAAAAAATGATTTAGAAATTCAACCATTTAAATATTTATTTAATTTACTTGGAGCAGACGTTGATCTTGAAAAAGAAAGAACCAATTTATTAAAAATAGAAAGACAATATTTAGATGCAATTAAAACTACTGATAAAATTTTAATGAACAGTAAAGGAAATGATTTAGAAAAAAAATTAGAATCTATATATCCACCTAATCTATTACCTTATACTGAGTATTCAGAAAATATGAGATTTAAAAATTATGTAGAAAATAATTATAATAATTCTTCATTGCCACTTGGAATTAGAACTAACAATTATATTGGAATTACTAAAAATGTTAATGCAAATTATAATGGCCAATTAGATATTGATTATAATAATAATGTTTTATTTGCTAGACCATCAGATAGTTATCATGCTGGTATTTTGTCTATATTAAATAAATCTACAATTAGTAAAAACAATGTTCAAAAAGAATATGGAGATAATCCAACATTTGAAGAAGTTGTCAAAAGTTTTGGTTCATCAAATAAAGTATATAATATTGCTGAAAACAATTTTGGATGGAACAAAAATACTCCTATTAATCTTTTAAAATTTAATGATGTTAAAGATCTTATGTTAATTTTAACATTAGATAATATTGGTGAAAAAGAATTTGAAAAATATTATGGCAATAATAAATTATTAGTTAATCGATTTATTAAAGATGCTTTTGATAGAGCAAAACAATATATTGATTTAGAATAATGGCAGTATTAGGAGCAGGATTACCTACAGCAGAAGATGTTCAAAAAACAAAAAATAATGTTTATGAAATCAAAGATACTGGCGGTGTTAAAGAATTATGGCAAGGATTTAAAGAAGAAAATTTATTTACACAAGCTTGGGATTTTTTTGTTAACTCTCAAGATTTTCCAGAAGATGAAACATATAATCCATTTCAAGATCCTAAATTACAAAATGTAGGATCGTTAATTGATAATTTTGCATTAAGCAAATCTTCTGCGGAATCTGATGCTATTTTAAAAAAGATACAAGAAAGAAATGATTATAATTCTCACAGTCCTTATTATCATATTGGTAGAGTTGCTGGATTTGCATTAGATCCATCTACAGCTTTACTAGCAACTAAAGCAGGGCGAGGATCATTAATGCTTGGTACTGCTTTAACTTCTGAAGAAATACTTAAACAAAATTTTGATTCATTAAGAGATGATTCATATGTGCCATGGACAATTGGTCTTGGTTATGGATTGCCTGCTTTAATTAATGGTTTTGCTACTTATATACCACAAAACGTAAGACAAAAAATTACTGATACTGATAAAGCTTTTCATGCTGAACAAAAAGAAGTCAAAGCTATATCTCAAGAAGCATATGAAGATGGTAAGTTTATTAATCCTAATCAAACTTCAGTTGGTGCTGCTGCCAATCCAGAAGCACAAAGTAGAGTATTAACTCCTAAAGCTGATTTTGAAGGTGAACAATTTGTCAAATCTAATTTAGGTATATTTGGAGAAAATGGCCCTTGGACACCAGTATTTAGATTAACCAAAAGTATTGTGCCAACTGCAAGAAAAATGATTGCAGATATTTTAGATACTCCATTATTAAAACTTAAAAATACAAAAGAGTGGGGATTTCAAGCTACACAACAATCATTAGAAATGCAATTGAAAATGAGAGAAGCTCCTATTGTTCAAGCACAAATAGAAATTAAAAATTTATATTTAAAATATTTAGAACGTAATGGAATGCAAGTTCCTAAAACTGAAATAGGTGTTAATCTTAGTAATAGGTTTAATGATAGAGGATTATCTATTACACAATTTAATCAAGAAGTATCTAAAGCTAGATTAAATGATTTTACTCATTCTATTCCAGAAGTTGCTGAAGCTGCACGAATTACAGAAAGTTTAGTATATGGCCCAATTGGTAAAGAAGCATCTGAATTAGGATTGTTTGCACAAACTACATTAAGAGAAAAAAGTTTTTGGGAAGGCATTAAAGCTGCTATGAAAAAAAATAAAGAAACTGTTAGAACATTTAAATCTGAAATTGATGGAAAATCTACAACTTGGACAATGACACAAGTTGAAAATCAATTAGCAAAAATTGAAGAACGATTAACAAATCTTAAACAATACGGTGGTCTTAAAAAGAACTATATAAATATAATTTATAATAAAAATGCAATTGATAAAAATAAAGGTTTATTTAGAGAAATAGTTAAAGAAGATTTAATTAAACAAAATCGTTTTGTTAACGAAGCTAAGTTAGATCAATTAGTTGAAGACTTATCTACACACTTTCCTTTTATAAGATATGAACAAGTATTAGCAAATGAATCTGAAAGATTTGCATTTCAAAGACCAAGGTTTGCAAGATCAACAAGAGCAAGAAGTTTAAATTTAACTAGAGAAGCTCAAATTAAATTATTAGATAATAATTTTATATTAGGCGACACTATGAGTTTAATGAAAACTTATTACCGTCAAATGACACCAGATATTTTATTAACTAAAAAATATGGTGATACAAGTGGTTTAGGTTATCGAGCATTAGAAAAAGATTCAATGTTTGAAAAAGGTTTAGTAGGAGTAAATGAAGATATTAATAATTTATTGTTACAAGGTAAAATTACTAGACAAGAAGCAATTAAAATGCGTAAAGATGTAATACAAGATTTAGAAGCTAGTATTGAATTATTACGTGGTACTTACGGTTTACCTGCGGATCCAACTAAATGGTTTAGTATTGGAATGCGTACAATGAAAAATTATAATGCATTAACAATGCTTACAGGTTTTATGGCTGCTTTACCTGATGTAGCTAGAGTTGTTATGACTTCTGGTATTAAACGAGGTTTTAGAACTCAAATAGAAACATTTACTTCTGGAATACAAAATAACATTACTAAAATATCTAAAGCTGAAGCTCAAAGATTTGGTGAAGCTATTGATATGATTACAGGACAACGTGCTATGTTGTTTTCTGATATTGGAGATATGTTTGGTATTCATAATAAAGTTGAAGCTGGTTTAAGTAAATTAGCTAATATTAATTTTATGTATGTTAATTTAATGTCTAGATGGACAGAATTTATTAAAGGTGCTGCTGCATTAACAATTAGCACAAGAATTATTGAAGATTGCAAATTGTGGAGAGCAGGCAAACTAGGAGATAAATGGAAAACTAAATTAGCTGCTTCTGGTATTGATGAAGATATGGCTAGAAGAATTGCTAATGAAGCTGATAATCATGCTACCAAAACACAATATAATTATTTACCTAATACTGCTAAATGGTCTGATACAGCAGCAGAACAAGCTTTTGGTGGTGCATTAAACAAAGATATAAATATAACTATTGTTACACCAACAAAAGGAGATACTCCTTTATGGATGAGTACAGAAGTTGGTAGTACTATTGCTCAATTTAAAAAATTTACTATGGGTGCAACACAAAGAATGTTGTTACGTGGTATGCAAGAAAAAGATATGGATTTTTTATTTGGATCAATATTATTATTAGGTTCGGGCTTAATGATAGATGGATTATATCAAACACACCGTTTTAATAAAGACTATTCTAAAATACCTTTAAATGAAAAATTATTAGCTGCGTTTGATAGATCTGGTTTAGGTGGAATTTATGTTGATATTAATAGAGCTATTGAAAGTTTAACTGATAACAGAATTGGTATTAGACCAATGTTAGGTGCAAGAAAACCATATGGAACAGATTTAAAAAATAAAGTTTCTACTTTACTTGGCCCAAGTTCAGGTCAAATTATAAACATGTTTAATATAGCTTATGACGTTGGTACAAATAAGTACAATCATTATACAGCAAGGAATGTGCGTAGATTGATACCATTTCAAAATGTATGGTATTTAGATTGGTTATTTGACGACATTGAAAAAGGATTAAGATAAATGGCAATTACTATTTCCGACACAGAACCACGTGTACAATATACAGCAACTGCTGGACAAGTAAGTTTTTCTGTTCCGTTTGAATTTTTTGATAATGCAGATTTAGTTGTAATTAAAACAGTTAATAATGTTGATACAACATTAAGTTATAATTCATCTCCATCTACTGCATTACAATATTCTGTTAGTGGTGCTGGTCAAACAGGTGGTGGATCTATATCATTAGGTGGTAGTGGTGCTACTTTAAATGACAAAATAACTATATATAGAAATTTAGCCATTGCTAGATCTACTGACTTTCCTACATCAGGTGCTTTCCAAGTTGAATCATTAAATACAGAATTAGATAAAATTATTGCTATGATCCAACAAAATGAAAGGGATCTTAAATTTTCTCCTAAAGCTTTAGCAACAACATCTAATACATACAATTTAACTTTTCCTAACTTAGAAGCTAATAAAGTTTTAACAGTTAATTCATCTGGTGATGGACTTGTATTTAGTGCAGACATTGGATCTTATGAAGGAAACTGGGCAACTGCTACTGGATATAATTTACGTGATATTGTTAAACAATCTTCTGCATCTGATTCTACTACATTAAACAATATTTATATTTGTAATACTGCTCACACATCTACAGGTACATATTTAACTCAAAATGATACAGCTAACTGGACATTATTAATTAATGTTGCTGATGCAGCTAATGCAGTTGTTGATGCTCAAGCAGCTAAAACAGCAGCTGAAGCAGCACAAGTAGCAGCAGAAACTGCACAAACAGCAGCTGAGTTAGCAGAAACAAACGCAGAAACAGCAGAAACTAATGCTGAAACAGCAGAAACAAATGCAGCAGCATCTGCTAGTACAGCATCTACTCAAGCAACTAATGCAGCCAATTCAGCTTCATCAGCTTCTACTTCAGCATCTAATGCTTCTTCTTCTGCATCATCAGCTTCTGCATCAGCTAGTACAGCTACAACACAAGCTGGAATAGCAACAACTAAAGCTGGAGAAGCTAGTACATCTGCAACAAACGCAGCTAGTTCAGCTAGTTCAGCATCTTCATCTGCATCAACAGCTACAACGCAAGCAACCAATGCCTCTAATTCAGCAAGTGCAGCAAGTACTAGTGCAACAAATGCTAGCAATAGTGCTAGTGCAGCAGCAACAAGTGCGTCTAATGCTGAAGCAGCTTATGATAGTTTTGATGATAGATATTTAGGGCCCAAAGCTAGCGATCCATCAACAGACAATGATGGTGATGCTTTGATAGATGGTGCTTTGTATTTTAACACAACAGGAAATGTACTTAAATATTGGAATGGTGCTGCATGGAACAATGTTGAAGCTACAGATACATCATCTTTTGCAACTAACGGATTTGCTATTGCAATGGCAATCGCATTATAATAAGGAGAACATATGGCACAAAACTTTAGAAGATATACAAGCAACAATGTAGGAACATCTGCGACACCTATACCAAGTAGTGCAGCTTTTGATAGCTACGATACTATTGTAGGTATTTCAATAGCAAATGTTACAGCATCTAGTGTAGTAGCTTCAGTTTATATTAACGATGGAACAAACGACATCTATCTAGTTAAAGATGCACCGATACCTGCTGGTTCTGCATTACAAGTATTAGATGGTGGTGCTAAATTTGTAGTACAATCTGGTGATAGAAT